CCAGCGAGAGTTACCGCTGTTGCAACCCATTTAATTTTGTTGACTAATAACATTCTGCATCCTGCACTTCAATATCAAAATCATCTAAACTGCAACCTAACATAGCTTTCAATTCTAAGTCTGGTTGGAATCTTAATGATAGCTCTAGTTCCCGAAATTCTTGTTCCGAATTTTCTTTGGTAATTTCAGCACCTTGCATATTGTACTGGTCACGCATGGTACGCCGAATTGCATATGATTGTTTACGATTTGTCATTTTGATTAATCCCACTAACACCGCTGGCCATAATAAACAAACCAGCAGAAGCGAAAGCAACCAATAATAACAAACTATTATCGGGGTCTTCCATGCCACCAACTGCACCCATAACTAATATCAAACCAATAATTAAGCGAATCATATCGTTTCCATTTCTTCGAAAATTTCTTTTCTCATTAAGTCAGCATCTTGAATAGCGAATGAAAGTAAATCACACAATCGCTCACCAGCCGAACCAGCAAGAATTTCTGCCAGCATATTTAATTCGGTATCATTCATTTTGGTAATATTATCGGCAACCGAAACCACGACAAAAGAATTTAATTTATTCATTCTGTTTCTTCCTGAGCATATTCCATGCCGACCTTAATACGTGCTTCCATCATTTCTGAAAGAATGAATTTTGCAACATTCAATTGCTGGCGCACGGCTTCAGACCTGTCGGTCACCTCAAAAGTATAACGGCGATCCATCACCAACATTTCTTGGCAATCCGACATGATACCCATCACAACCATTTCCAAACCACCTGAATGGCGAGCGGTGAAAGAATTCATGTATTGCTCACGAATATTCGATTCGGTCATGCCGTAACAATTTTTTTCAAAAGGTGTCATTTCATTCTCCAGTGATTTTCCAGTATCTAACAACAATTCTTCAATCGACATTTTTTGTTCCTTTATCAACTCAACAAAGTCCATTATACACGAATTGGCAAGAATGTCAAGCCCCAGTCCTAAGTTGTTGTTTTTATGCAACATTAAGTCTTTAGTATTACTTTCTCAAAATGCATCAAAATTGAAATATTTTGGTGTTTCTTTTATCAAAATCAAGGTCACGCCATTTTTTTCAAAGATGAATTGACCAGTTTTGTTGTTGAATTTTACCAAGTCATCGGTGGTAAAATCTTCATCACCCCAACCTTCTTCTTCATCATCATTGCTGGAAATCGGATTGACCAATGTGGCTGTTACTTCAGTAGGTCCCACCTTCTTCTTAGAAAAGAAACGCCAGCTGATATTAATTTCTTTTGATGACAACGGTGCGCCATTCCAAATAGAAGGACTTGCACGGTCTGCCTTGCGGTCACCTTTGTAGATTTCCACACTATATGATGTGCCACCATCAAACTCAGCCTTCACGTTTAGAATACGCATTGCTTCTTGTGGTGTTTCACCATAACGATTCATTTCTTCAACCAAGGCCTTCAACATATCAAAGTTAAATGCACCGAATACAGAAGCAATGCTCACAATGGTGTCAATCGTTTTCAATTCAGATTTGGCCAAATTGTCATAGCAGTATTCACGGATGAATGTTTCATCCAGACCTTTAAAGTCAACCATGTAAAAGATACGACCTGGTCGATTTCGCATATGACTATCAACTCGCCATTTATCGTTACTCGTCAGCATGAATAGTTTCTTTGATGAATAGATGCCATCCAGCAAAGTCAACAATTCTTCTTGTTCATCTGAATTGTAAACCTTTTCAAACTCATCAAACATCACAATACATGGTTGTTGGATGGATTGAATCAGCGTATTGAATTTGTCACCAACCCAAGGATGATTGATAACAATAGTCGGCACACTTTGTTTAGCCAACTCAACACATATATTTTTACTCAGCAAGGTCTTACCAGAACCTTTTTCACCAACAAGCATAACGCCTGTTGACTTTTCACGGTCCCAAAAACTATTGATAATCCGTTCTGTATTGCGGATTGTATCACCATACATTTTGGTGGGTACATCAAACGATTCAATTTGTTCAATGTAAAAATTCTCAAACGGATCCTGCTTCACGACATAGTTACCAGCGGGCAACTGTTCGTGCAAGTCCATAGATTCTTTTGTGGCAATACGAAAGGTATTGCCTGACTTCATGTAATAACTCACAACTTCTCCAATTCAAATTTCAAACGACTATGGAAAGAATCTTCTCCATCATCACCACTTACTAACCAATCAATTCGCTGAGCATAGACATATGCCTGTCTTAACAGAACCAAACCTTTTTTAAATTCTTCAATCGTTTCTGGACTAAAGTGATATCCTTTACGGTCACCCCATTCATCCTTCTCCTCTGAATCATTCGTTAGAATCAACTGTTCCACTTCATCAGCAATATTACCAATTTCCCATTGTTTATACTGAAAATGGCCACCACTCATTTCATTTTACCTTCTTTAATCATTGTTTCCATTTGCTCAAAAAGACTTTGGAAATAAACATCATAATAATCAGCCAAAGCGGTCATCTGTTCTGGTGTCGAACCTTTACTTACGAACAAACGAATGTCCTCTGTGATATTCCAGCACCGGAGAATATTCTGTTCCAAATCAAATCTATCACTCATAATTATTCCTTATAAACTAATGACGAGGCACCTTCATACCTCGAATTATCTTCATTCCATGATGGTGGTTTCAAACACTCAAAATGCATTACATCACGGCCTTCGATATCTTCTTCAATATTCAGAAACTCAACATCTTCAGTATTATGCCAATCGTGGCACCATTCACAATATACCTTATACGACATTCTCATTCCTAATCGTAAGAAACACCTGGCATTGGCTTCGTTCCTTCCCAATGCTCCTTGGTTACGCACACACCCTTATGCTTCACTTTCATGGGGTTATCAAGTTTCGGCAACTGAACCCGCACCACTTCACAATCACTCTTGGTTTCAAATTTTAAAATGTTTTTATCCATAAAATCTCCACCAGGAGAATAGAGAGCAATAATCAATATCCAATTCATTTCTTTCTTACCTTCGTAATCAATTCATTGGCTTCCGGATAGTTCCTGAGTCCCATACCTTCCGCATAGGCCTCGACCAACTGCATACGCATCATTTCGACAATACCTTCACAATCGATTCTATCACGTTTCGGTAGAGATTTCATAAAAATCTCAACTTGGTCCCATTCTTCAATGTTCCAGATAATTTCTGCGAGAATCTTTTGGCGCCTGTTCAGGCCAGTAATTACGATATCATTCATCCTCATATTCCTCATTTTGGTAAACTAACAAATAAACAGAATCCAAAGTCTTTTCTGGAAAGACATTCGCATAACTTTGCATCGCATCTTGCAGGTCTTCTCCACCAATCAGGTGGAACTCACCAGTAGAGGAACGACAGCCATACGTTTTCCAATTAAAACTCATAATTTACTCCTATGCCATTTCATCAACATTACTACCTTTATCAAGGTCTTTTGTTCTAATTGCTTGCAACTCAACCTGTCGGTCTTTGATTACTTTAATCTGCTGTTGCTTGATTGTTTCTTGGTGGACAAGTTTCTGCATTTCAATCTTATGTGCCATTGCTGCGTTGATACCAGATACTTTCATTCTTCAACTCCGAAATGTTGTTTAATCTGTTGAGCCATATCCCAATACTCCGGTCTCACACCTGTTTGGCTAGGAGCAAAATCAACCCAATCTGTTCCCTTTGATACAATCTGCTCCGCACATTCCCGCACAATCAACTCGGCAAATTTTTGCATTTCATTTAATGTAACAGTTCTTTGGAGAGATAAGTCAGGCTCTAGTCCAGACGTAGCCTCATTCAAAAGTTGTTTAATTCGTTCATTCATTCTGCAACTCCGAAATGTTCAAACATATCGCTGGTAGCACACAGCAACGCATTGTTGTGAGCCACTCGGTGACTGTCACCTTCATAATCTGAAAACAGTCGTTGTCTATTAATTGAGATACATTCCTGCACAATCAACTCGGCGAACTTTTCATGCTTCAACCAAAGCATTGGATCAAAGTTATATTCTAATCCTGCCTGTTCAGCAAGTTTACCAATTCGTTCATTCATTACCACTTCTCCACACCAGAAACTTCGATTGAAACCTTTGCAGGATAATCAGCAATCTCTGTATCGTAAGATAGTGTGAGAATGGCACCGATGCCAGAACCAGTGGTTACACTCAATTCAAAGTATTCTGTACCAACTTCTTCACAGATTTTTTTGATTCTGTTCAAATCATATAAACTCATTTTAATCATTTCTCTCTCGCTTTCAGCATTGCATCTGCCATTTTGTAAGCGACTCCTGCTATTGCGTCCATGTCCTCGTAGGAATGCATCAATGGTGGTAACGACTTTGCCGCAAAGTAATCACGCAAGGTCATGCCATGAGTAAATGGGTCAAAGTTTGATGGGTATTGTGGAAATGCTGGTGGATTATTCATTTGCTTGCAACCACACAACTGTTAGGAAGAATACACTTATCATCAAAACCCACAGAATCACCACCCCAATAAACAACCATACTGACCAACCAAACTGCTAGTAACATAAAGACTCCATTATAACATAAACAAAAGTACCTGTGTGGCAAATGTATGGAACCTTAATCCTGAATTGCCCCAGAAAATGACGGGGGGCTCTGAATAAAGGGAACCTTATTCCTACCGACTGGAACCTTAACCAAAAAACCTCCAGAGAATGACGGGGGGCTATGGGAAACTGTGGCAAAATAAAAAAGTAAGGAATCCATCTGTGGTTCCCTAGAGTACTCCTTTTAAGGATCCTTACCCTCTGATCCTAATTGTCTTCCAGTTTTCGCATGGCTCTCTGCTCACTACTCATCTCCACCAAAATACCCATAGTCCTCATCCGTGCCATAGCCTGCTGATGCCATTGCTGAATCAAAATCTCCATCCATGCTCTCATCATACTCCGCATCCTGCTCATCAGCGAGCACCTCAAAAAATGCCTGCACCATCTCAACTGGCACACCTGCGAGGTCTGCGGCAACTGCGGCGGTAAAACCTTTAGCAAATGCCTCACGCAATTCCAAATCCAATTCACTCATATAGCTCATGTTGTTTCCTTTTAAAATGTATTCAAGGTTGGTTGGTACTCTGCAATATACTGTCGCTCCCTCTGGTGGGCAGGCTTGCGACCTCTCACCACTTCGAGCACCTCATAACGGAGCTGTACTTCTGGATTCTCACGGATAAACTGGCAGAATGACCAGTCCTTGTCCTCTTTTAATGCTCTACTAATGTGCTTCTGGACTCTGACTTTTACTGAGCGGAGATAAGCTTGACCTATTGCAACCGTTAATCCAATGTATGTCTGTCCCTCTGCGGTGACGGCATATATTACATGGTTACGGTCTGACCTTTTTTTTCTCATATGTAAAATTCTTCTGTGAAATTACAAGCATCATAAACCATTTCACGGACTGCGGTGTCGAGCGCTTCACCGAATTTAGCACGGTCGCTCTGAGCTAAATTGCCTAACATTGGAAGAACATTCTCCCATTGAGCATTATTTGCTTTTGCGAACTCTACAATAAAAGCAACAGCATGGTTGCCCTCATCCGTAAACATTCCGAAATAGCGTGGCTCAATCGGCATTGCTATTGTTATACTCTTATCATTTTGCGACACTAACATTTTAAGCCTCATTAATAGAGTAAATCACCAAACCCAATTCATTGGCAATTTCATATGCCGTTTCCAAATTGGGAGCTTCGATTAAATCGGAGCCGTCCTCATGTTCAACAAAAAATTCTCTCATTATAATTCCTTTTAGATTCATTTACCAGTAATTTTTCAACTGGCGGCCTCGAGGATCCGATCCTTCTGCCTTACACCTGAGGACCCATGTTGGCATGGGTCTTTGTGGTACCACCGTTCCTCGGCGGTCTCAGAGTGGTTTTTCAATCTATGGATAGAGTATAACAGAATTGGTGAAAATGGCAATATAACACTTTATTACTCCATCCTTTTGGTCAACTATTACATACTCCAATATGATTCGGAACTAGGTGAGCAATAGTAAGGTGTATCGTAGCGCTCTTTAAATTCCTTGCCACCCATTAAACTGGTCTTGGTGACGTAGGTCTCAAACACTTCGACAATGAACCCGAGCTTGCGCTTTGATGTAGCAACCGCTTCAATGTAGTCCTTTGTGGACTCTGCAAAATCTACAACCTGAACCAGACGGCGACCTTCTTTGGTGCGCTTGTCGGTCTTATAAATTTCCAACGTATAATCGGTAAGCTTAGACATAATCATTCTCCAACACAATGTATTCAATATAAAGATTATCCAATGTTTCAGTATCCATTAGACTCAGCTCATCGCTAGTCCAACCTTTGAAACTCAGCATTAAAATTAAATCTTCCCGTGAAATAGTATCCATTAAGCAAAGCTCCCATTTAATTTTAAGGTTGAATATTCAATTGTAGGTTCTTTGTGGGTAATAGAACCCTCATAATCTAGCTGACTCTTTTCGAACCAAGAGAGGTAATCATCACCTTCAATTTTCCAATCAATAATTTCCTCACGGAAATAATCATTACCACCTTCCAACCCAGCCATAGCGACTACTGCGAGGTAATCGATATTGAGAGGAATGTTGGTGATTTTATAGTCAGCACCACCCTTAGCCTTCCAATATTGGGGGCAAGTACCATTACCGTCCCAATCGTGGGCGGCGTAATTCTCATGGCATTGGGTGGAAATGACTAACATCATATTGAATTATCCTTAGGCGGCGATTTTAGTAACAATTACTTTACTAGGTTTTTTGTTGGCTTTGCGAGCTTTGATTCCAACGGGACCAGCTTTCAACGCAAGCAATTTGGCTTCAAGTTTAGCAATACGCTCTGCTTTCTTTACAGTAGCAACATTCTGCTTCGCTTGGCGAGCAATGGTTTTCTCAACCTTTGCATTAGCACGAGCCGTTTTCAGAGCAGCACGGACTTCGATAGCCTGAGCACGGAGGGTTTTCATTTCGGTCTGGATGTTCTTCAGAGCAACGGAGAGGTCAGAGGTTTTGGACATTTTGTTTCCTTTTCAAGTTTTGATGTTATCAGTATATCACGATTTTCGGCAATTGTCAAGCGGTTTGTGGATTCTGTTGTTTTTTTGCAACTTCTTCTTTTCTCGCTTTTTCAATCTATGGAAGGAGTATATCATAATGGGCAAAAAAGGCAAGCCCCACCCCAATAGTCAACCGGAATGGTCAAGTATTATGGAGGGCTTGCCTTTTCGGCAACTATCTGGTATAATGGAGGGGTGGTTCGGGGCGGGGTACTACTATCGTACTAGTAATACTTTATTATTATAGATTAATATTATCGTCATCATCGAGGTTCGGAATATTAATCATCCAATCATCGTCAGTTAATATATACTCGCCGTTTTTTTCTTTTTCGACATTAGTTAAGTATCTCTCTCGACCTCAGATAATCATAGAGGTGGTCGCAATACCTTCGGGTGTCTGTCGGTACTCTGTTGCTTTCTCTGAGAGTTTATCTTTGTGTTCGTCTGTTAATTCTTTATTAACTTGAGCACAACTCTGAGAACAATGCAGGCCTCTCTTACGGTGTTCTTTTCCGCACTCAGGACACGATTTTAACTTATATACACCTGGCATCTTTTCCTCTAAGCGTATTTACTACCCACTTTTTTGCACATTATTGCACTTCTTTGCAATAGGTCTTTATTTGCAATATGCCACCCTAAAGTCCAATTTATCATAGATCCTTTTTCTAAATTACACTCATTACATAGGAGTTGAAGGTTATTCATATCATCAATTAATGCGGGATAATGTCTTATTGGTTTTATATGGTCTACTCTTAGATTATCTTCTGACCCGCATACTGGACACATATGAACAAAGGTCTTATAT